AGTATAAAAAACTTGTTGGCGAGCATTTAGCATATACTAACATTTTACAGGAACTCTCGGACCTGCTAAAAAAACAGGAGCTAATAGATGACGAAACTGATAGTGCCTAAGCACTTAAAAGAAAAGGTAGAAAAACAGAAGGAAGAATCCGAAGCTGCAAAGCTACCAAATCCAACTGGCTGGAGACTTTTATTATTACCAGTCAGACTCCAAGAAAAAACAAAAGGCGGTGTTTACTTAACCGACGATACAATTAGCATGGCACAAATTGCCGGAAACGTTTGTAAGGTTTTGAAGGTAGGACCTTCTGCTTACAGAGATAAAGATCGTTTCCCTGATGGACCATGGTGCAAGGAAGGCGATTGGGTAGTCATTACCAAATATGCCGGATCCAGATTGTATATTGACGGTGGGGAATTGCGTGTTGTGAACGATGATGAAATCATTGCACAAGTCGACGATCCAATGAGTATTCTTCCGTCTAACGTAAAACTAGACAAGGTAGAAAGGTAGGTAGCCATGGCAGAAGATAAATCCAAAATGGTAGATATCGATACTTCCGGTGATGAAGTGGAAATTGTTTTAGATGAACAAGAATCTAAAAATGAAAAAGAAACAAAACATCACGGTGAAGTAAAAGAACAAGTAAGCGTTCAAGAAACACAAGAAGAGAACGTTGAACAAGCACAAGAATCAGATGGTTTAGATGATTATAGTGAATCTGTTAAAAAGAGAATTGCTAATCTCACTAAAAAATATCGCGAAGCTGAAAGACAAAGAGAAGAGGCTTTAAAGTATGCAGAAGGATTAAAGAAGCAATACGAAGAAAGTCAAACCAAATACTCTCAGTTAGATAAAGGATATTTGAATGAGTTTGAATCTCGAGTAACGACTCAAACTGAAGTTGTTAAAGACAATCTAAAAAGAGCTATTCAAGCAAGAGATGCTGACGCTATTGTCAAAGCACAAGAACAACTTGCTCAATTGACTTTAGATAATGAACGTCTTAAAGCAACAAAGAGGTTGGAAGAAGAGAAAGCGGCTCAACCTCAAACACAGGCAATTCCTCAACAACCACAGCAGTATCAACAACCACAACCTCAACAACCCGATCCAAAAGCGGAAAAATGGGCAAGAGAGAACGCGTGGTTTGGTCAGGACGAGGCCATGACGTACGCTGCCTTCGGAATTCATAAAAAACTTATTGAAGAAGAAGGATTTGACGCACAGTCAGATGAATACTATAATGAAATCAATTCTCGAATGAGAAAAGAGTTTCCTCACAAATTTTCCGGTGAGGCAAATGTCGGAAGGCAATCGAAACCCGTCCAAACGGTTGCTTCTGCGAAGCGCGTAAATAAAGATGGACGCAGATCTGTAAGGCTCACACCCTCACAGGTAGCAATAGCCAAAAGGCTAGGTGTGCCGTTAGAAGAGTACGCTAGATACGTGAAGGAGGCGTAATAATATGGAAAATGAAACTAAGATAAACAAAACTTCACGCAAGTTGGAAACCCGTGAAACGGAAGCTCGACCAAAAGCATGGGTACCACCTTCATCACTCGAAGCGCCACAACCTGACGAAGGCTGGCATCATCGATGGGTAAGATACGAATATCGTGGAATACCTGACGATAAGAATGTCAACGGTAGGTTAAGACAAGGGTATGAATTTGTTAAATCAGATACATACGGCGATCGTCTTGATATACCGGCAATAGCCGACGGAAAGTTCAAAGGCGTCATAGGAATAGGGGGACTTATTCTTATGCGGTGTCCAGTTGAGATTAAGAAGCAACGTGATGCGTACTTCAAGTCTCAAACAGAAGGCCAAATGCAGAGTGTTGATAACGACTTAATGAAAGACGAGCACCCTAACATGCCAATCCATAGGGAAAGGCAAAGTAGAGTAAGCTTCGGAGGCCCAAAGCCAACCGAAGATTAATTAACTAAAATATACTTAGGAGGTATATACTATGGCAAATAAAGACGCAGCCTTTGGTTTACGCCCACTTGCAAAATTAGGCGGAAACTATAACTCATGTGGTTTTTCCACATACGCTGTGAAGTCTGGTAATAACTCAGGGAATATTTTTGAGGGTGCAGTTGTAAAACTAGGATCTGACGGATACGTAGTCGTTGCAGGCGACAGCGATACTCAAATTTTGGGTGTTGCAGGCGGTATTGAATATACAGCAGCAGACGGTAAGCCGACATTTTCTAATTACTTTCCAGATACAACTACAACTCAAGGTTCCGCTGATATTAAGATCAGAGTGTACGATGACCCCAATCAATTATTTTTGATTCAGGCTGATGGTACTTCTGCTCAGACTTCAATTGGAATGAACGCTGATGTTGCTGGAAACGCAAACGGTAACACAACGAACGGTATATCAAGTGGTGAATTAGACTCATCAACTCTTGCTACAACAGACTTAATGTTGAGAGTAGTTGGTGTGACAGCAGATCCAGATAATAACGATTTAGGTAGCAATAACGCTAACTTAATCGTAAAGATCAACGATCATTTCTATGCACCAAATACAGCAGGCGTATAGGAGGTTAATCTATGGCTATATCTAGAAGTCAACTCGTTAAAGAGTTGGAGCCGGGTCTAAACGCACTGTTTGGCTTGGAATATCAAAAGTACGAAAACGAACACGCTGAAATCTTTAATCAAGAATCATCAGACAGAGCTTTCGAAGAAGAAGTAATGTTAACAGGTTTTGGTAACGCACCTGTGAAGCAAGAGGGCGCAGCAGTAACATTTGACTCTGCAAACGAAGCATACACAGCACGTTATTCACATGAAACCGTAGCTTTAGCATTCTCTATTACTGAAGAAGCTGTGGAAGATAATCTTTATGACAGATTATCAGCTCGTTACACAAAAGCATTGGCAAGATCAATGGCACACACAAAGCAGATCAAAGCAGCAAACGTATTAAATAATGCGTTTACAGGCGGCGCTTCTGCTGGTGGTGACGGCGTTTCTCTTGTGAACACAGCACACCCAACAACAGGTGGTGGTTCGTTCTCAAATAGAAACTCAACCGATGCAGACCTTAACGAAACATCACTTGAGCAGGCGATGATTGATATTTCTCAATTCATCGATGAGAGAGGACTAAAGATTGCTGTACAAGCAAGAAAAATGATTGTCCCACCTCAATTAATGTTCGTAGCGGATAGAATCCTTAACTCAACATTGAGAACAGGTACAGCCGACAATGACATCAACGCATTAGTGAACATGTCAATGTTGCCTGAAGGTTATAGAGTAAATCACTATCTAACAGATACTGATGCATACTTCATCATGACCGACTCACCTAATGGATTCAAGCACTTCGTGAGAACTCCATTAGCGACAGCTATGGAAGGTGATTTCGATACAGGTAACGTGAGATACAAAGCTAGAGAGAGATATTCTTTCGGTTTCTCAGATCCACGTTGTGTATACGGTTCACAAGGTTCCTAATAGGAACATTTGTTTTTTCATAAACAAATACTTTCAAAAAGGGCGGTTGTATCCGCCCTTTTTTTATGTTTTAATAGAATTACTAGCATAACATAGATTACATGGACTGAGCTAGTCAGACGGTATAGAGACCATGTGATCGGTCTATACAACCTAGGAGGTTTAATATGGCAAATACTACTTTTTCTGGTCCAGTCAGATCAGAAAACGGTTTCGATTTTGTAACCAAAAACGAAACTACTGGAACTGTCACAACCAATGCTACTTATGGCAAGGGAGTTACTGGTGGCGTTCAATCTTTATCAGGTGCAGGTGCAGTTGATACAACTAACTTAGTAACTGAATTAACTACTACTGGTGCTGACGCATTAACACTTGCAAATGGAACTGCTGGTCAAATCAAAATTATCACTATGATTGTTGATGGTGGAGATGGAACTTTAACTCCAACTACTTTTGCAAATGGAACTACAATTACTTTTAATGATGCAAACGACACAGTGATGTTACTTTATGCTAACACAATTGGTTGGGTTATTATTGCTAATAGTGGCGCAACAGTAGCGTAAGGAGGTAAACAATGGCCTTCGATAGTGATATTCTCATTAAAGGTGCGGCGGCTAACGCCACCACTACAATAAACGCTCAACGTTCTCGTTTAAAAGGATTTATTATAGGTCCGGGCGCAAGTAATGGCACTGTAACCTTTAATGACGGTGGATCTGCCGTTTTTAACGTAGCTGTAACAGGAGGCACCTCAGATGTAGCAATGAACGTTGCTGAACAAGGTGTTGTGTTTAAGTCCAACTTAAATGTAACCACTGTTAATTGTACGGTTAATGTATTCTACACAGGATAATGGCGGACAAACAACCACCGAAAACTAAAAAATATTTCCGCTCTACCAAAAGTGGAGCGGGAATGACTAAAGCAGGTGTCGCTCGATATCGAAAAGAAAACCCTGGTTCAAAGTTAAAAACCGCAGTTACAGGAAAAGTAAAACCTGGAAGTAAAGATGCGAAGAGAAGAAAATCTTTTTGTGCTAGAAGTGCAGGACAAATGAAACAATTTCCTAAAGCTGCCAAAGACCCTAATTCAAGATTAAGACAGGCTCGTAAACGTTGGAGATGTTAA